TCTTGCGCTTTGCGACGAATTGGCCCATAGGAAATTAGAGATAGAGCACGCCAGCGAGGACAATATGAACTGGATCAGTCTGCGGGTGTTCTTTCACCGGGATAACGGCTCCCCTATTTCCACAGTGTTTCAGATGGAAGTTAGGCGGGACTTAAACAAGAGGGGTTGACAGTTTAGGGCTGAGGGCGTAAGGCATTATTCATTAGCAGCTGGGGTGCCATCCCAGGTTGAGACAAGGGCTGGACGGTCGAAAGATCGCTCCAGCTTTTTTTTGAGCGAAAATAGATGAAGCAGAAACCCTTTCTTGAGAAAAACGAGAAGCAACGCTACACGCTCGGCGTTGTCTACGAGCCCGATACACTGGACACGGACAACGAGTTTTCTACGGCAGAGGAAATTGAGAAGGCCTGCTGGGGTTTCATGCTTCACATCCAGAGCGAAAACGATACTGCCAAGCTGGCAAAGTCCCTACTAGAGCAGGTGGTGGACGCAGCCAAGAAAGATGCGGAAGTGCGGCTGGACGTAACCGATCTCCTTGCCACCACCACGGAGAAGCGCGGCGTCGGGAGTATGCATGAAGAAATGCTTCCCGATTGCCGCGTTGTCGAATGCTACCTGGCGCCGCAGGATTTGGTTGTCCAAGGGCAGGCAGTAAAGAAGGGGGCTTGGATGCTCGGCGTAGTGTGGAATGAGGAGCAGTTTGCCAAGATCCAAGGCGGAGAGCGAACCGGTTACAGCATGGGCGGAACGGCAAGGAAAGAATAATGCCGAACAAGCTAGTTGATTTATGTATCCGTGAGGTAAGCTCCGTTGACCGTCCTGCCAACAAGCGCACCTGGCTGGTCGTTAAGGCGGCTCAGCCGGAAGAAGTAAGCAAGGCCATGAAAGTAGTAGCCGAAGGTGGCAAGTTTTGCCTTTACAATGGCGACAAGAAGATGGGAACCTTCGATACTAAACCCGAAGCCCAAGCCGCTATGACATCGGCTAAAAAGCGCGACGTTCTAGATATGCTTCGCAAGGCGGCAGCTGATGTGCCCGCAGACTTCAACGAAAACTACATGCTGTCCTGCATGGACGAGATGACAGACGACTTGATGGATATGGTTTGGGCGCTGCGCTCAACTATCTACAACGTTGTCTCTAGCGGCGCTGCCGATAAGGCTGGCGCTGTGGACGCCTCCGTTACTCAATTCTCTCAAGCTCTAGCCACGATGATTCAAGATTGGATTTCCGGAAACAATACCGAAAAAAGGGAGGGTCACATGCTGACCAAGATGCAAATTGCAAAGATCGCCGATGAGGAAGTTCGCAAGGCGGTGGAGGCCCAACAGTCCGAACTGACTACCGCGCTTGAGACTGCCAAGACGGCTCAGGCCAGCGAAGCGGCCCTCAAGTTAGAAGTGGAGAAGCTTAGCAAAGCACCGGGCGAGGATGACATCTGGAAAGGCGTCTCCGATGCGGTGCGCAAGAGGATCGAGGAGTCTGATCGCCGGGCGGCAGCGGCAGAGGCAGCGGTGGAAGTGGAAAAGAGCGCCCGCTTGGATGCGGACTACATCGCCAAGGCAGCAATCTTCAAGGCCTTACCGTCTATGGGCAAGCCGGAGGAGTTCGGACCCGTCCTGCGCGAGATCGCAGAGAAGATGTCCAAGGAGAGCGCCGAGCGGTTAATGACCGTCTTGAAGTCCAGCGAGGCTATGGTTAAGGCGTCCCGGCTGCTCAAGGTGGTAGGGGGTAACGAGTCTCCTACCAGCGATGGGGATTCTATCGGCAAGCGAATTGATAGCGCGGCCCGGGAGATCGCCAAGCGGGACAACAAAGAGATTAATGGCGCGGGGGATTTGGTTGCCATGTACGATCAGGTATTTCGGGAGAACCCTGAACTATACGACGAGTACCGGGCCAGTAACGCCGGGCGTGTCGGCAACACCGTAGCCAGCGAGTAACGGCTCATCGCTTAACAAAGCAACGCCAAAAACAAGGAGTTAAAAATGGCAACTGAAGTTGGAATTTGGGATGACTCTTACGAGGCCAACGCTGATCTATCGGCCAGCAATCAACTGATCGGCAAGATCATCGCCGGTCGCAAGGTAGATATTGCCGGAGCCGGTGAAGGGGTTGGCGTTATCGTTTCCGGCACTGTTGCAGGGGCGCAGACCGCGCTGCGACGGCTCGGCAAGGCTAAGCTTAAAGTGAATGCCAATAGTCCAAACTTGGTAGTCGGCGGGGCCATTAAGGCCACCACTGGCGGCATTGGCGTGTCGGCTGCGAGCGATAAGGACCACGTTATTTGCTACGCCGACGAAGCGGCCACAACGGATGGGGCGATCATTACGGTTACCCTAACCGGCCAGACCTGGATCGGCGTCTAACGATTATTTTATTTACTCGAAAAAATAACCAAGGAGGCCGGCAATGCCGCAACCCACATCCCCACAAGTCCACGTCAACCAGTTGCTGACTAACATCAGCATCGCCTACAACAACCCCGCCTATATCGCCAGCGAGTTATGCCCTGACGTGCAGGTGATGAAACAGACGGACATCATCCCTAAGTACGATCAGTCGTTCTGGTTCCGAGATCAGGCTATTGCCCGAGCTCCTGGGACTCTTAGCGAGCGCGGCGGGTTCAACGTGGATACCAGCGACACGTACTACTGCGGGCGCTTCTCCTTCGGCTTTGAGTTGCCAGACGAGCTACGCGATAACGCGGATAGCGTGTTTCGGCTGGACAGCGACGCAACGCGATTCGTTACGGACAAGATCCTGATGAAACGCGAAGCGTTGTTTGTTGCCACGCTGTTCAAGACAGGCGTTTGGGGCGGCGGCGATCCTACGGGTTCCGGCAGTACAAACTTCGTATCGTTCAGCGATTACGCCAATAGCGATCCGCTCAACACCATCGAGACCTACAAGAACTCGACTGAGGCCTTGATGGGGCGGGAAACCAATCGCGGGGCGATGGGCAAGGACGTTTGGGTTAAACTGAAATGGCATCCGGATATTCTGGACACCATCAAGTACACCCAGCGCGGGCAGGTGAGCCTTGAATTGTTCAACTCGCTTACCGAAATGCAATGGTCTGTTGGGCGAGCCATCAAGGTAACGAGCGCCGAGGGCACCGCAGAGGTCAGCGCGACTTATGCACGCATGTGGGGAAAGAGCATGTTGATGCTATCGGTCCCACCGGCACCGAGCCTGCTTACTCCTGCGGCCTGTTACAACTTCGTGTGGAACCGGGTTCCCAATGCGCAGCAGTACATTAAGACGATGCGCAACGAGGAAGCTGAGAAGGACATCATCGAGGGTAATGGGTACTTCGCGCCTAAACTAACCAGCAAGAATGCTGGGGTGTTTTTGCAAGTAGTCGTAGCGTAAACGCGGTCACTTAAATTTGGGCAGATAGAGGGACGGACTGATGAACGAATACGAAGGCAGCACGCTAGCCCTGGTAAAATATGATTCCTGGTATTGGGTTCGGCGTCCTTTCCAATACGGGGAGGACAACCTGGATCGTGGGTTGTTATTTAAGCTTAGCCCAAGGGCCAGCAAGAACGAGAAGCTTATTAGGCTGGGGTTTTGCAGCGAAGTGCCGCCTATCGTTATCAAAGACAAGCGTTGGTCTGAGTGCGGGATTTGCCAGAAGCGATTTCTGGAAATGAGCCAGCGCAATAACCACGTAGCGGAGACGCACGACGGCAAGGGCATCAAGCCTATTCCGACTCTGGACGAGCTGTCGGCGGCAGATCGGGAGCGGCTCCTATCAGCGCCGCTTAGCATGGAGCGTAAGAGCAGCGTCGGTGAGGGGATAGGCGAGTACATTCGCAACGGAGCTGAAATGACGATGGCAGCACCGGTGGACTCGGCCATCGAGCAACGGGAGCAGCACCTAGACAAGATCGCGCCGGTGTACTTCGAGAACACCGAGGCCACGCGCCAGTCTGGGGATGCGGCTATCAACATCGTTACTGAGAGCATTTCAGGCCAAGCCGATGTTACCTACCATACGGGCAAGGTGGCAGAGGACGAACTGGCTAAGCCGATTCGCAGAAGGAAAAAGCACAAGAACAAAAAGAAGCACGCGGCTAAACCGCCACGCGATTTCTTAGGAGCGTCCCCCAATGCCTGAACGGACAAAGTATTCTCCGTGGCGTAAGAAAGAGCAGCAACCGGAGAAGGCGGACAAGCCAGCCGAGGCAAAGAAGTCGAGCCATAAGGCTGAGGCTCCCGCAACTAAGAGCAAGTAAAAACATTCCCCTACAGGAGAACTCCAATGGGTAAAGGTTTAGTGCTAACCGACATGAAGTTTGACGCGGATGCAGACGCATTGGCGGGCCTTTACAAGGGGTCCCTCGTTACGCGAGATTCAGCCACATTGCCAGCTAGTGGCGTTGGCAGCTTATTCGCGGTTACCGGCGGCATCGTTCTGCTGACTCAACTGATTGGGATTGTCACCGTCGTTATTGAAACTCAGGCTTGCAACTTGAAGGTTGAAGGCAAAGCGACAGGGCAAACCACGGTGGACTTATGCGCAAACTTAAACATCTCGGCCAAGGCGGTCGGAACGCTTCTCGGGATTACGGGGACGGCGGCTAATGCCATGTTCCCGGGGTTCGCTATCATTGGCCAAGTGACGCCCATTTTGTTAAGGCCCGGGACGATTGACATAGAAACTTCGGCTACTAACACCGGTGAGATCCGGTGGCTGGCGCGTTATCTCCCGCTTGAAACCGGTGCACGAATCGCGGCTTTGTAAGGAGCGACCATGCGTTATGTTACTCTTTCGGGAATGACTCTATCGCTAAACGACGCTACGGTAGGGCTCCTTGTTGACGGTATTCTAGTCGAGCGTGCCACTGCTGTCTTACCGCAGAGCACTACGGCACCGATCTTTACTGTTGTAGGTCGGGTGGCCTTACTTAATCTGATTGGCGAAGTGACAACGGTAATGACGGGAACGGCTAGCAATCTTAAGGCTCAGTCCAATCCGACTGTAACAGGGGCTTCGGTTGATCTATGCGCTAATGTCGCTGTGGCAAGTGCAGCTGTGGGGACGTTATTTGCAATCACCGGCACGCTTGCCGACGCCATGCAGAAGGCTTTAGCGGTGCTAGGAATGGGGCCGGGCAAGTCGCTTATCTTGCAAGCTGGCACCATTGATCTAGTTACCGATGGCAGTAACGCAACCGGTTCTATCAAATGGACTGCGGCATATATCCCGCTGTCCGAAGGGGCCATGATAGTGGTGGCCTAAGAGCCCGTTGAAATAGGCCGTATTTGAGCCGGAAATGGCCCTAGAACGAACGCAAGACAGGAATTGGGGTAAGTACCCATGCCTTATTCGCAGAATCCAACATCGACCCCGAAGGACTCTATCCGGTTTCTAATCCACGATACCACCTCGCCCGAGGTATTCAGCGACGCTGAAATTCTGTTTGTGCTTGAGACTGAGGCCAATATCTGGATGGCTGCGGCGCTGCTCTGTGATCGCATTGTGGCTCAGTACAAAGGGGTTACGGAGCGCATGATAGGCAGCGTGCGGGTTTATTACAGCATGGCCGATCTGGTTAAACTGGCCACGGCTTATCGCCTACGCGGAGGAGCTAAAAGAGCGCCGTGGGCAGAGGATATGGGAGATCCGCTTTTTACTATCGGCCAGTTCGATAATCCGCTATCCGGTATGGGCATAGGGCACAGCGAGAAGGCATGAGCATTATCCAATACTTTTCAGAGTTCATGCGCCAGTCCATTACGGTAGAGCCGTGGACGGGGGCGTTCGATAAATACTCGGCTCCGATTGTTGGCGGGCCTGTTTCCATTGCGGCTTACATCGAGGAGAAAACGCGCAAGATCCAGGATTCAACGGGGCAGGACCGCGTTTCCAATACCACGCTGTATGTGGCTATCCCTATGAGCATAAACGACAGGGTAACAATGCCCGCCGGGTTCAAAGGCCCGGTTAATCCGCCGATCATTAGTTCTTCTAACTGGAGCGACGATCAGGGGTTCGATCATTGCGAGGTGTACCTGTAATGGCTGAGAAGTTCATCTCGGTAGACATATCCGGCGGTCCGCAAGTTGCGGCGGCGTTGCGGCAGTACGGAGAGCGAGCGCGTTTAGCCTTGATGGGAGCAGTTCGCTTGGAAGCGGAGCTGCTGAAAACCGAAGTACAGGACATTCATGTGCCCATTGATCTTGGCAATCTTAAAAACTCGGCATTCGTATCCCAGACGGACAAGGAAGTGACTCTAGGATTTGGGGGGCCGTCAGCCCCTTATGGCCTGATTGTCCATGAGAATCTTCACGCTCGCCACCCTCACGGCCATGCAAAATACTTAGAGCAACCGTTCAAGCAGAAACTTAAGGGCTTGGACTCTAGGTTAGCGGCAACGGTAAAGGCAACGGTAGGGCGATGATGCTGGAAGAAATAGGCCAACTGATAGAGGAGAACGCGATAGCCGTCCAGGGCTCTACGTTGTTTCTCGGAACTATACCGGATTCGCCAGACGCTTGCGTATCGCTTATGGAATACGGGGGGATGCATCCCGAGCAGGACATGGACGCCTTATGCTACGAGGCTCCTAGCTTGCAGGTAACGGTTCGCGACCCGGTGTACCCTAATGCTCGGGCGAAGATCCAACAGATAATCAATCTGCTGGACCGTAGGGCAAACGTAACGCTAGGCAGCGCGTTCTACCTGCGCATATTGGCGAACCAGAGTCCTTTCCCTTTGGGGCAGGATTTAAACGACCGTCATCGACTTGTAGTAAATTTCGATATTGCACGTAAAGAAGCTTAGGAGGCAAAATGGCTCGCACTGCTGTTACCCCTGTTACCCTGGCGAAATATCCAGCGCTGCCGATAACGGTAAACTCAATCGACGTGGCGTTTTCTACTGGCTCAACTACTGATGGCTTTTCCTATCAGGCCTCGGGGCGGGAATTGGTTCTGGTAACCAACGTCAACGCTTCGCCTCAGACGGTAACCATCAAGAGCGTTGCCGATTCTCTTGGGAGAACCGGAGACTTGGGGGCATACTCTCTATCTCAGAATGAGTATTGTGCCTTTATTGTTCCACTGGACGGCTTTGTTCAAAGCGATGGCACAGTCAACGTGGATGTTGGGCACAACGATGTGCACGTGGCTGTTATCCGACTGCCATCTGTGATCTAACTTCCGAATCGAAAGGGAGATAAAACTATGGGCGCTAAAGCCGCAATCGGAACACTCTGGCAGCGCAAGAACCCGGCAACGGGTGTTTTTCAAACCATCCCGGGTTGTAAGGACATAACGGGACCGGAAGATAGCCGGGATGTTATCGACGTAACCGCTCACGATTCACCGAATAACCGCGAGGAGATCATTGCCAGCATTAAGCGCAGTGGTAAGGTTTCCACCTCGCTCAATTACGATCCAGGCAATGCAGTGCACCAGGGCATTCGGGCTGACTATGAAGCTGGCCTGGCGCGGGACTACAAGATCATTATGACAGATACTGGCGCAGCGGAGATCGCGTTCAGCGGATTCGTTGTAGACTTCAAATTCTCATTTCCCGTTGGTGGAGAAAATAAGGTGGCGTTCTCAGTGAAACCCTCAGGCGACATGGTTTTGACTTACTAAGAATCACCTAACAATTTTGGGCAGAAGGAATGAATAATTTATGGCAGATGAAGGACGGGCTCTCACCCCGA